AAGCTGTACCAGCAGTATCAATTTGATTTGCTGCATTCTGCCCCGACGTTGAGACGCCGGAAAGCTGGTTATACCGCTGAGTTTGCTGCGCTACAAATCTGTTATAGGCATTTTGATATTCAGCACTTGCTGTATTCTGCCCGTAGTTGGAGATAGCTTTTAGCTGATTACCAGAGAGTAGAGCCCCCTTACTTGCTGCTGAATTATCCAAAGCCGAAACCCCTTCAGACACTCTAAACTCATATCCAGGGTCAGCTTCAAAATCATTAAGGGTAAATGGCCTGTTCAGGGTACCATTAATAACCTCTGGGCCAAGCACATTTATGGCATTTGTGCCCTGGGTCAGCCAAGGTTTGTTATCAGACCTTATTTGGTTATATTGCTTTAATTGAAGGTTGGCGGCGTACTTTGTTGCGGAGGCAGTAGCTTCCGCAGCTCTCTCAGCTGCCTCAGCTGAGGCAGTAGCTGCAGATTTTGCCGCTGATGAAGTAACTTTAGCTGATTTATTGGCCCCATAAATACCAGCCGCAGTACTGGCAGCTGAGACTACTATTCCTGCTATTGCTACTGACATTCTTGCACCTCTTTATTATTGCGAAATTTTAACACTTTTCTGTAGTCAACGGTTACTTCCTCTCCTGGCCCCCCACCAAGGCAGCCGGAAATTGGCTTATTAGCCACCAGAACTAAATCACCGGACAGTAAAAGCATATCTGCATTGGGGGTTGGCGAGTGATTTGTGTATCGACCAGCTGGAGTTTGCTTATCGCCTATCTGCGCTGGTGCAATCACCTCGCCGGCTGAAAATGGGCAAGTAGCAAACAATCCGCGCCCGTCAATATCTGACTTCCGTACACAAGTTTTAACCCATCCCTCTGGCATTGGGATTTGGGATTCCGTTTCCCATTTAATCCTCCCCTGTGGGTCATCAATTTCCTTCAGCATTGTATAATAAGCATCATGGATAACTTTTAAATTGCTTTCTCCGACTATCAGTTTTTGCGGCACCGGAGTATCCTCCTTGTCCACAAGCAAGTCCTCCAGTTTATCAATATCGGTCTCCTCCGTAACAAAGATATTCTGCCAAATTACGTCTTCTATGGCATAGCCAATTTTCCTACCTGCTACCCCCATGAATGTTTGCGGAGCGGCAATTTCTTTTGTACTCCCATCCTCAGCAAGCATAAGCATTTTCCCCTGGATGAATATGTTAAGCTGTGGGAATCTGTGCAAATGCCCCATGAGAAGGGTTCCGGCTGGTATATGAATTTCCCTAATATACATGCCAGGGGCGAAGCGATGCACCACAGGGCAAGGGGCTTGTGGCATAGCCAGCATTCTGTCTTTTATCTGGTTTATGTCTAATGCTGGTAGGGTGGTACTCATAGTTTCTCCGGGGAAGTAATAATTGTTAATCCCAATGAATTAGTTAAAAAACTTAATATTTAGCACTACCGCTGTAATTCCACCTACAATACCACCGGCAGCTGCTAATCCACTATTTATCAGCTTACTGTTTTCAATACTTTTTATCCTTTTATTATACGCTTCACACTGTTTATTGCAAGTGATTTTTTGCTCATCCGCGCTTTCAAGTAATACTTTATGCTGATCACTTAGTATATCATATAACAATAATAGTTTAGTTGATTCATCAGCACTATCAAAGGACTCTCTTGAGACTATCACTGAATATTTACTCCTTCTTTCCCTGCTTCATCTAACCAATTATACTATACCCAAGAGGGCCTGGGTAAAGGCAAACAGAGCTCCACTGAGTATTAAGTGCAATAAACGTCCTACCTTGAATAGTTTCCCCAGTAACTGGCACGATTGTAACTGTGCATTCACTCCCAGTATTTGTTATAGATATTAATCCATCACGCAGGGCGCTTGCTGGCAGATAAAGGTAAACCGTCCCAGACAGAACAGCAATATACCTCATACCATTTTTGATTGTTGTGCTGGAGGTTACTGTAACCGCATACTTAGAGTAATCAGGCTCAACTCTATCAAGAAGTAACCGGAGGAACGTGTACCAGCGATGGGTTAAAAGACTTGATTTAGGGTCAATTAATGCTTCTATTGCGGCAGGAATTCTAATTTTCATGTTGCACCCTCAGAGAGCTGAAGCTCGGCACCAAGGATAGTGACTGGAACTGGATCAGTGCCTGAAAGCTCATATATCCGATCGCGGGACACCCCCAGCCTTCTCCATATAACCCGCTTACTGGTATCCCCCAAGGCCCCAAGAGGGGCTAAATGACTGTTTGACCAAGTATGGCCTCCATCATCAGACCAACGAAGGGCGACTTGCGGATTGGCTCCGTCTTCGGTTAAATTCCCCACACTTGTCTGACAATCCAGTTGTAAATGATGGTGAATCAATCGCTTTAAGGTATTTTCTCCGGCAGGCAGTGCTCGCCAAGATCTGAGCCATTTCTGTGGCCTGTCCCCCTCTTTATATACCCCAGGGTTAAGAGAATAAATATTTCCATTTTTATAGTCGCCAATAAGTCTGACATTTTCAAAGCCCATTGAGCAATTACCACGAAAGCGTGTGAATCCCCCTGCGTTGGAATAATCTGCCCACTCATACCAAAGGCTGGTGGCAACGTCATAAACAAAAGTTCGTTGAGTAGTGGGGAAACTTATTATGTAGAAAGAGTGCCCATGATACTGATAGCCGAAAGCCTCTGCTAAACGGATATCAAGAAACTCTTGTATAAGGGCTTCTATGGCATGATCTGAAATCCGAGCAACTGAATACCCATTAGAACGAAAAATCATATATGTTCCAGTATCATCTCTCCCAGCCCAGAAAAAGGCATTATCCATTTTAACAATTGACGCATAAGCATCACAGCCCTGTTCAATAAGGGCACCTTCAACTCTGACAAAGGGAAAGCCACCGATACCGGAATTATAAAATACTTCAATGGAGCCATTACCAAAAGCCCAAACTTCAGTCCTGTTTGTATCTACAGCCATTACAAAGTCTGGATGGCCCTCGGCACTTGCAAAGTCCAATGCGTCAATGTTAAATCCATTAAGCAATTCTGTGACCCATAGCCTTTGTGAACGTGGTTCGTTGAATAGAAAAAATCCATCAATATAAACAACAGTTGCTGCTCCAGGAAAGTCAGGATCGGTTACCTTGGTAAAGGCCTGCACCTGGTTACCGAAGAGGGTTACTATAAAGGCATCAGGATTACAAGCAATAAAAACCTGCCCACCACTACGAGCTATAGATACTGGCCCCTCACCCGTAACTGTTCCAATTAATGCTGCGGTATAATGGCTTTTACCCAATGATGAACTACTGTTAGACATATAGTAAACTTCCTTTCCAGAAACCACTATAGCAAATTCTCGATCCAGGACTATCATACCACGAATTGGCCCGTCACCAACAGTAATCTCCAGGTGTAAGCTTGGGCAGCGGGAGATAAATCCAGCCGTTTTCCCACCTTCAGGCACCTTCTCGGCATACATATTTATCATACGGTTGTCAGCCGCGTCCACCAAGGCAGTTACATATTGGCCACCAACTATTGGGGTTTTCATACACTTATCTCCTTGCAATACCCAGTGGCATCTCCAGCAACACCTTTGGATTATTGATTCTTTTTATTGCCCGCTTGGAGGCCATGGCAATTCGCTGAACGGTCGCGGATGGCGTTAAGCCAAATTCCCCGCAGAGTTCACAGGTAAGGTTGTAGATTATCGCTCGCTTGTAACCAGGTGCAAGGGAGAGTTCCGCATAGATGTCTGATACCTGGCTCAATGGCGTTGTGGAAATCATGTGGAGCTGAAGTTCCTGGCTCGGCACTGGATAGAGGGAGATGGAGATATCTGGCATCGACATATTCAAGTATATGAAACCAGGGAGGTTGCTCGTATCCGCTTTCGTTGGGATGTCGCTGTATTGATCTCGGTTGAGGTGGATTAAGGGGTAGCTGGTTGTAGTGTCGGCAAGCGTGAAATAGGTGACAGGGAGAAGGGAAACTGGTCGCTCCGCCACTATCTCCCCGGTCGGCCCAAGTGTATAAGTCGCCTCCCCCGCCCCCCAAGTAACAATCTGCTCCGTGGTAGCAATAACCGCCAGCCGCTCAATCGACCAAGCGTCAAGCATATTGTTGAGGGTTTCCAGCGCATCGGAAAACTCGGATTCGGTAGGGGCTTCACCGGATGCCAGGATTCCATTGCATTTCCGCATTGCGGAGGTTATGAGTTTTCCAGCTGTTGCCATTGCTTACCCCTGTTTAAGTTGTTTAAGCTCGGTTACGCAGGATTCGATTAACTTGTCGATTAAGTCGGGGTCTGCAGTAATCCCAGTAGAGGTGAGGGCAAAATCAACAACAGACATTGCTGCAGCTTTCTTTGCTGTTCCTGGAATATTTGCATAAATAAGGCTTTGCACGGCCACGCGAACGGCCAGTAATATAATTGGAAGAACATCTTTACGGAAAAGGGCGAGAAAAGAACTGTACCATTTAGCCATGATTTACTCCTTTATAGCTTTAAGCCAATATTGGCTGCTGTCCCTCACTTCACTTCATGCCCAGGATTAATAAATTTCTTCGGGGGCCTCTCTTTCAGTTGGGATTCCTGAATCTCTTCTATCTTCTTGCCAGTCTTTGCAATCGCTTGTCGCTGCGTAACTGCACTGGCTCCGAACAGCCCACCAAAGACCGCACCGATGATTTCGATTGCTTTGTCCGGGTCATCCGGCAAAAACGAATACTGCGGATAAACGTAAGAAATGAGTATTGCAATAGCAAAACAAATCTTCCCCGCTGAAATGATGAAGGTTTTCTTCCCGTCGAGTTTCTTCGCCACAAAGCGCAGTACAAGTTTAATCATCATTCCTTTCATTTCTTTCCCCTTATCCAACGCCACAGCCAGCTGACATCAATCATTAAAAACTTCGTCTTGTTGTGTCGCGGCGAGTATAGATCGTCTTGTGTCGGCAACGTTGGCATTTGCTGGACATGCCAGCGGTCATCATCTTTATTCCGTGGCTTTTGTTTCATCAATTGCCCCTTCATCAATTACTTCCTCTTCGGCGGTCGCTGGTACTTCTTCAACCAAAGACGTGCTCACGTCTCCGCCTGCTTTGTTTTGGGTAATCGTTGCATTATCCCCGGAAACGGTGGTT